TTAATGCGGGGTATCCAGCTTCTTCAGCTCACACTAGAGCTTATGAAATGACTAACCCTCAAATCTGTCCACATATCTGTCGAGCTATCCAAGCTTATCGAGATGAACTTGATGAGAAATACGGCATTACATTTAAAAGACATTTAAGAGACTTACAAAGAATTAGAGATTTGGCTATAGAGAATGGGGCCTATTCAGCCGCTGTTCAGGCAGAATATAGACGAGGCCAAGCCAATGGAAATATTTATATTAATAAATCAGAAATCCGTCACGGGACTATAGATAGTATGTCTAAAGACGAAGTCCTAAAAGCTTTGAAGGAACTGAAACAAAATGAACCGAGATACGCTGAAGAAGTTATTGAACACGAGGACAACAAATCCGACAAAAAAGGAAGCGGGTCTGTACGAACAATTAAAGAGAGCCTCACTACAATACAATAAACCATTAAGACTTAGTAGAATAGAAAATTGGATGACCCTTGGCCTTCCTGATTTACTAATCTGTGATGACAAACATCAATTTCATTTTGTAGAATTGAAATATGTAAAATTTAATGCGGTTAATTTAAGTCCTCAACAAATTAGTTGGATAACTTTACATAAGGAAGCTTCCGTTTGGATATTAGTTAAAAGTACTAAAGGCCTTCATTTATATAGAGCTGACCAAGCCATAGAGCTGAAAGAACAAGGAATAAAATTAGAACCACATTATTTTTGTCCTGAGCCTTTTGATTGGCAAAAAACTTTTGACTTGATCTTATAGAAAAAATCGCATATCGTTATTTTAATTTAAACAAATAGCTTGGAGGCTAGATATGAACAGAGTTAAAATTATATTCCCTGACGATGATCCGAGATGGAATTATGTCAGGGGTGCTTTTCCGAAAACCAAAGCTGAGGCTAGGGAATGTTGGCATGACATTTCTTGTGGATTAGCTGAAGAAAGTCTATGGGAAGATGGAGAGCTTTCATTGAAAGAACGAAACCAAAAGGAGCGAGGCATATTACAAGACGCTAAACTTTTGTATACTCGTTTTCAATGTCCTAAAGATATTGTGGATTGTTCTGATGGCGATCTTTCAAAGTTTGTGGAGGCTTAATAATGAAACTTAAAGATTTATGGAAACTTAAAGATTTTAGAGATACGGCCTTAAAATATTATCAGGATTTTAAAAAAGACAGAATTAAAGCGGATGATATCTATGATTCTTGGGGCGGTTTTAAATATAAAAATTGGTGGTTTGATCTAAATCTTCATATTGATGAGGCCGACAATAAAACCTATGACTGCCTTTACAATGTTATAATAAATTGTAATGGAGATTTAGAAACGGGAGATGATCAATTTGTAATTACTAAACCTAATGGAGAATTGATATGAAAGTAGATCAGCTTAAATTACATAATATTATTGAAAAAGCTTTAGAAAAAACTGAGGTTACTTTTGAATGTCATTATGTTGGCGATGAAGAAAAAAACGAAATATATTTTAAATTTTTTAATGTTAAGGAGGCGAACGATGAATAAAGAAGATAAAATTTTAAAAGCTTTTAAAGATGGAGTTGCTGATGCTTTACAAGAGGGACATCGAGCTGAATTTCATAAAGAAATGCACTATTATAAACAAGGATATGATTTTGGTATTTCACAATTCTCAGAACTTAAAAAATTGGAGGGTGATTATGAATAAAGAAGATAAAATTTTAAAAACTTTAAGCCCTGATTTTGGCCAACTGAGATTAACCAATACAATGTTAAACAAATCTATAATAGATGCGAATACTAGTATAAGACGTTTTGCAAAACTATTTGGAATTGATTTTGATACAATGGTTAATGGCGAAAAGCATAAGTTATTAGCTTATTATGAAGATGATACACTTTGTACTATTTCATTTTACAAAACTGTAAATAGAGGCGATAGAAGATTATCTATTTCAGGCATAAAGAAAAAAGCCCAAATAAATGATTTAATAGCTTTTAATTATAAACGTGTAATTTTAGATAATGATTTACAAGAAAATGTAATTGTCATAAACGTGACGGCCAAGGCCGAGAATAGGAAAATTGCATAATGTTTTTATTTCATTTATTAGCTAAACTTTTATACGGGTCAGATTATGAAAAACATCTAAAAAATAAACCCATAAGACGGAGGCGGGGAAGATAAGAAAAGGCGGGTATTTGACCCGCCTATTTTTTTATGTATAATAGGTATGCGATAAATCACATAATAGGAGAAATAGAATGTTTTTATCTGATAAACAAATAAAAGAACTTAAAAAAAATAATTGGATACCTATGGAAACTAAAGACGGGACGGCTTGGTTTGGAGGCAAGACCCACAATTCACTTGCGGATTATATTTCTAAAGATGAAATAGAAAACTTTGAAGATATAGATTTTTTAGTAATTGGTTATTCGAGAACTCCAAAATCGATAGACTTTACGACTGATTGGGAAAAAATGAGGGATTTTTTTCAAATTTCAAAAGAAGAATTTCTAGCCTCTTATTCTTATGTAACCGAGGCCGAATATGATGCAACGGCTAAAAAAGTAAAGGGAGCTGATAAATGATTAAATTAGTCAAAAATTCTACTGCAAAAAAGACAACTTATTGTGCAGTAACTTATAGAGCGGGAGGCCAAGATAAATTTGCAACTTGCCCTAAAACTTGTAACTTAAAACCTGATACGTCAGCGGGAGCAACAGAAATAGATTACGGCTATCTTGATGCAGTATCTGATTCCGTCCCAAAAGGCGGCGTTAGTTTTACTTACTCACATTTTAATCCTAGCTTTTGGAAACATAAGTTAAGAAAAGGTAAAACGGCTATAAACTATTCAGCAAAAAATATTGCTGATATGCTTTTACATTCATTCGTACCCGTAGTTATAAATGTTAAAGAAACATTTTGGAAAACAAATGGTAAATCAGAAACGCTAAATGATTTTAAAATTGTTAGATGCCCTGCTGAATATAACAATTCTAATTGTAGGGACTGCGGAAATGGAAAACCATTATGTAGCCGTATTGATAGAAATTTTGCTATCGGCTTTACCGACCATGGGACGTATAAGAAAAAAGCGGGTAGCGAAACAGAAAACGGCGGGTGCTATGCAACGGCGGGTAATGTTAAATTACATTGGGAGGCAACAACTAAAGGAGCTGATACCGAGCGGGACGAAATACAGTTATTAAGATTTGCTCAGGAACTACCCTATGGAACAGTTTTAAGGCATCACATAGCGGGAGATTTTGGAAAATGTTAGTAAAAGATTTAATTAAAATACTAAAAAAACATAACCCTAATAATAGAATTGTATTTTACAATTTAGAAAACCATAATTTAACCGAATACGATTTAGAAAGTATAATAGATTGTAAAGAAGTTTATCAGACCGAAATTACTACTACAAATGAAGAACTAGAATAAACTTTACATATAAGAAAAATCGTATATTATTTAAGCGGGTAATTAAGCCCGCTTTTTGCATTTTAGAAATAGGAGATAAATATGCATAATATAGAAAACGAAAATAATACTTTAGAAAAGCTTTTAATCCGCATTAAAGATACCAATGCTAGAAAACAAGATTTTATAGCTCCAACTAAAGAACTTCAATTTAGAACCCTTCAGGACGCCCCACATTCACAAAGCGAAATTGTTATTGAGGCTAATGGCGGGGAGCCTACACGCTTTTTAAGAGTTAACGATTTATGTTTTGATCAAATAGCCCAAAAGAACGGGTTAGATGTCAGAACGGCGAGGCGTTTACAATCTGAATATCCTAGAGAATATGACTCATTGACAAATGCTATTTGGCAAAAAGAAAACAATAAGCGAATGGTCAGGACTTATGACGATCCGCACCAAGGAATGAATCCAAGCGGTACGGCTAGAGCTTTTTTATCTGATAAGTTTAAAACTTTTGATAATTCCGATTTATTAGAGTCTGCCTTGCCTCAGTTAATGGAATCGGACGCTTGTTGGAAAATTGTTAATTGTGCAATTACACAAAAGAAAATGTACATACGTTTAAAATCCGAACTCATAACGGGAGCGGGTGCAAATCTTAATGACATTATGGCGCATGGAATAGGGCTTTCTAATAGTGAAACGGGAGCGGGCAGTATTTCAGCTTTTGGAATTAATTGGACGTTAGCTTGCCTTAATGGAATGCAGACACAAAACATAACAAGAAAATCTCATATAACGTCCGCGCGTGACGGGGATACTTGGAATATTTTGACTAATGAAACTAAAGAGGCTGATAACCATAGTCTAAAATTACAACTGCGGGACATTGTCAGCTCATATGCAAGCCGTGAAACTTTTGACGAAAATTTAGAAAAAATGAAATTAGCGTCAGAAGATACAATAGACGTAGAAACAACCGAGGCAGTCGAAAATTTAGGAAAAGTTTTAACTTTATCTAAAAAGGAAACTAGCAACGTATTAGACGGATTGTTAAAAACTATTGGACAAGCGGGCTATGAAAATGACAAGCCCGTTAATAGGGCAACTTTTGTTAATGCAGTAACTAGAGTCGGTAATACCGCCAAGGCTGATGATGTTGACTTTTGGCAAAAACTAGGCGGGCAAGTTTTAAACATGAAAAAAACCGATTGGAATAGAGTCGCCATGGCGTCATAATTTTCTATACATTTAAAGCCGATTTAAGCCCCGTAGAGATGCGGGGCTTTTCTTTTTGGTTAATATATGCGATAAACTATATAACTTTAATAAATAGGAGATTTAAGAAAATGACAAATGCTGATTATATTTACAATCGTAAAGACGGCGGAACAACTTATTGCTATGGAGATATTGAAGAAGATTCAAATTTTATTGTAGCTTGCGATAATGAAAATTTTGACGGTGTAGTTTGTGACATTGACTCCGTCAGGGATAATCTAAACACTTGGTTTAAAGTTTGTAAGTATTTAGAAGAACGGCACCGCCACGATATTGAACAATTAGAAACATGTTAATAGGAGTTTAAAAAATGAAAGAATTTACAAGTACAATAATTTTAGAAATAAGCGGTAATAATATAACCGCCGATAATAAAAAAGATTATATAGAAAAATTAAAAGAGAATTTCAAAGATGATTATAATCTAGATATTTATGACGAAGAAATAAAAGATATTCAGGAGATAAAACCCGATTAAAAAAAGAGTCGCTGCTTAACCTCAAACCCTTATAAAGCCCCGTATTTTTTGCGGGGCTTTTCTTTTTAATAAAACTATGCGATAAAATGGGATAACTTTAATAAATAGGAGATTTAAGAAAATGACTAAAACAACCGAACAAGTAATATATCAAATGTTAACAGAATCCACAGGGACAAACTTTTTAGACTCGGGAGGCGATAACGGACGCCATTGGCAACGTAACCAATTAAGAACATTAGAAGACTTTAAAAAAGATGAGCTTGTTTCTATTGATACTAAATACAATGAAATAACTTTAAATATATTCCCGTTCTTAAATGAGTTTTTAGAATATGATCAGGACGAAAACGAACACTTTAACAATTATTTAAAGGCGAACGGATTCTATAACGATAACGAATCAACTCAGATTTATTTTGAAAACGCTTTGTTTAATGGTTTTAAATGCAATCATATAAACACTTATAATGACG